TGTTATGGGGTTTTCGGTTTGGTGGTCACCTTATATTGGAGTGTTGTATGTCTGGGAGGCAACGTAGTCGTGGCGCTCAAAGCAGTGTCTCGTACACTTATACCTATACGGACCATCTCGTTCGTAGAGTATGGTCCGGCGGTGTAATTGCGCAAGAATTCCGCGATGACGTTTATACTACGGGCCCGGCCAAGACATATGACGATCGCGAGACCATGTCGGATACGGTTGGTCAATACACTACATTCAATGGGTGTATTCACACTAAACGTATATCAGTGCCAATTAGCGGTCCTACTGCTAAATGGAAACCGACGTTACCGACGAACTACCCATCCTATCTGAACACTTGGGCCGTCTATGGGCGGACAGTGAATAGTGGGATAACGGGAGGGTTTACTCCTGTTGCCCTTTATTCATCAAATCCGCTTCCAGGCGACTCGTGTCCAGACCCGGATTGGGAGGATCTCGTGTTCCAGGTCGGTTCTCAGCTCGACGGACGAATGCAGACGGGTCAAAACCTGTTGGTTGATATTGCACAGATTGTGCAAACAATCAACATGGTTAAACATCCGTTTTCATTCCGAAAAGTCCCGAAGCTGTTGCGTAATGGGAGTTTGAGTGAACTCTCAAAAGCCGCAGCTGGAGGTTTCCTTGAGTATAAGTTTGGTTGGGAGAATCTCTACCGTGACATTAAGGCAATTGCCGATGTCTGGAAAGAGGTTCGCCTTCACCAAGATTATCTCCGCGAGTCTGTGAACAAGTACGTCTCCTGTTCCAGTTCTGGGACAGAGGAAGTATCAAATCCCGGCCCCATCCTCGGCTCGATTGGTGGTGCCTATGACCCTTCTAGTGTTACTGATGTAAAAGTCAGTAAAGTCACTAAAAAGGGTACATTTAGTCTCGACATTCGTCGGACTCAGGCTGCGCTAGCTTGGTCGCGTTGCGATCAGGTATTAGCACGGCTAGGCATCAATGATCTTGCTGAGGCGCTTTGGGATTGCGTTCCCTATTCTTTTGTGGTGGATTGGTTCACCCACCTTAATCGAATAGTGCGTCGCAAGCCAATTGAATGGAACGCTCATACGCTCACTAGGATTGGCTGGTCCAGGACCACGACGTGGGAAGCCACTTTTAAAGTGAAATCCTACGCGTCGGGTTATGGAGGCAGTCAGTACCTAACGAACGATGTGGGCCCATTCGTCATACAAAGGATGTATGAACGGTACCCAGGTTTTCCCTCGGGTACTTCAAGCGTTGGTTTATTTGGTGATCTTTCAACCACTCAAATTGCCGAAGGCATAGCGCTTATTGTACAGCGTCTATGATTTCGAACCAAAAGGAGTCTTATGGCCTCTGCATCTATTACTCTAGTCAACGAAGCCGATGCTAACGTTGTTTATTCGTTAGCGGGGCAGAGTGAAAGTGGCGCGACCTTTAAGGACGTGACACGATCCCTTGCCCTTCCCCGAACTCTCAACTTCGAGTACAATCTCGGAGCTGTTGGGTCCAAAGGAAACGACAAGCTTGTCGTTACCCTTCAAGACGCAAAGCTCAACGAAACCTCAGGTGAGGTAAAATCGTTGCGCGCGCGCCTCGAGGTGTCGGTTCCACGTGACGACGCAATCGTGCAGCAAGACATAGTTGACATTTTGTGTCAGCTTACGTCTCTTCTGACGGATGCTCGTAATAATAACATCGCGGATTCAGTCGTCCCGTAAGGGAGTTCTGATATGCGTGTTAAAATCCTAATGATCTTGATGCTTCTAGTATATTTTATACTAGAGGTACTTAAGGTCATCTATGGCGTGGGCTAGTATTCGAGAAGCGCTCGTTGAGCGCTTCTCTCAACTCGCTCGTTGCAAAAGTAATAAAATGCAGCGGGCACATCAGATAAGGAAGGAAACGTATGAAAAGCGAAAGCTTGGAACACGGGACCGTAATGCCTTCTGATTGTGTGTCTGAGATTTGGAAAAGCTGGGAAAGCGATTCCAAGTGCAAGCACACTGCTCAGTCCAGTTTAGGTCGGGCGATTTTTTGTGATATCGCACAACACTTCCCGAACGGGTGTGTTGAGAGTTTCCAGTACTTTCTTCATCGTTTAGATAAAGAAGGTCTATCATTCTGCCTTGTAACCTTACCTATTTTAGGTAAAGCTATCGAGGTCAGTTTGGTAACTCTGGAGGACTTAATTGTCCCCGAGGGTTGGACACTCTGCAAGCATACTCGGCTCCCTAAGTTCTTGTATCAGCTGTTTTCTCAGCTGTATGACGACGATGGGCGACCTCGCTACTCTACCTCGAATAGAGGTGAGTGGAATCGATCGGCTACTCTCGCATGCCTGCTGTTAAGGCAAGTGTGCTTGATGTGGTCGAAAGTAGAGGTCTGTACGGAGTCTGGTGTTGTTGGGACCGTTTGTGGTTCCAGCCAAAAGGCTATCGACACTTTTGTAGCGCGTATGTCTCGAGATGTAGAAATACATCCAGAGGCGAACTTTGCTATAAAAGAGGCTCGACGTCTTTTGCACCATCTCTTTACATTCCGTTCTGAGACGTTACACGAGCTACGTGGCTTCCAAAAGAAGCCATGGGGTCGTCATGGTCCCGGGGCGGTTGCGGGTGGCGAGTGCGGTCCTGAGAAGTGGTCATTTTATAAATGGCCGGGGTTGCCGGAGGATTTATTCTCCGTTAATGAAGGGTTACGGCTGGATGCCGAAACTCAACATTCGCAACCTGCAGCACGGTTATGCTTAGTTCCCAAGGACTTTCGAGGTCCTCGGGTAATCTGCATCGAGCCGAAAGAGAACCAGTTTGCCCAACAAGGGCTTATGGATATTCTCTATCGACACGTTCGTGCTTGCCCTCTCACTCGAAGATCTATCGATTTTCTCGATACGGTAAAGAGTAGATCGTTGTGTTATGATTATCATTACGCAACGATCGACCTCAAGGATGCTAGTGACCTTGTGTCACTACAACTTTGTAGGCTCCTTTTACCGAGGTGGATCTTCAAGACCCTGACACGTTACCGTTCACGTCATGTGAAGTTACCTAACGGTTCTTCTGTTAGGTCCCTTTGCATGGCAACGATGGGTAACGCAACGTGTTTTCCGATTGAGACTATCGTGTTCTGGGCATTAGCCCTCGGCACGATGATCAAGATCAGAGACTCGTTTGCGCCCCGTCAACGCGTTCATCTTAATCTAGATGTACGCGTTTTCGGTGACGACATCATCGTCCCATTGTGGGCCGCTGATGCTGTGTGCCAGGTGCTGGATCAGGTGGGGATGTCCGTAAATAAATCCAAAACTTGCATGTTTTCTCCCGTAAGGGAGTCATGTGGAGAATGGATCTTTATGGATACCCCAGTATGGATTGTGAAATTCCATACTACTGATATCACAGATGGCCGTAGTTTGTGCGCTTGGCACGATCAACTCGTTGAGTGCGAAAATCAGCACTCGGAGAGGAATTTCCTCTCTGCCTTACGCATAGAGATTTCTGATCACCTACACCGAAAGTTTAACCCTTTATACAGGTTCAACCCCCGGTTACAGCGATTAGAAGTCCGTGTCCCCCAGTATGTCACTGAGGGGCGCGCTACTTGTCTTGACGGAGTAAAGGGTATTTATGCCCATTTCGTCAAGAACGACGTGACACCCTTCCTCAAAGGGGCACGGAAAAAGTGTAAAATGAGGTGGGTCGACGCCAGGACATGGATGTCCTAATGTCGACAGAGAGGGGTGAGTCCTAAAC